AGCATCACTGGTGGGCTAATGCCAGCAGCAATAACCACACTACGTGGCACACTAGCAACAGACCTAGCCAATGCAGGCGTATGGTCTACCTTTGCTTACCCACCTGCAACTTTGCTTGCAAACAGCGTAGTTATCACTCCATCAGATCCTTACATAGTGCCAAGCAATAACGAGCAGGTAGGCGTATCACCTTTAGCCAATTTTAAGATTCTAATAACAAGCCCGGCATTTGATAACCAAGGCAACCTGGCAGGTATGGAAACTTTTATAGTAGCAGTAGTAAATAAGTTAGCAGCATCATCTTTGGTGCTGAACATATCAAGTGTCTCCGCCCCAGCTATAACTAACGCAGCTAGTGGAGATTTATTAACATCAGAAATAACCGTATCAATCCTAACGAGCTGGAGTTAAAATGAGCACATCAGAGGACTTAGCCTTCTTAATTAAGACAGGCCAAATCAAGGAAGCACCAAAACCAACTGCACAAACAAAGAAAGACGAGGAATAACGAATGGCAATTTATCTAAATAATAACGTGGGTGTTAAGTTGGCTACCAATGCTGCACCTACAACACCATCAATCGATATTAGCTCGCTAGTAACTAGCGCAGTAATTAACCAAATCGTAGATGAGTTAGAAGTAACCGCTATGGGAGATTCTTCTCATAAGTTTGTAGCAGGTCTACAATCAGGCACTTTCACAATCGACTTTATCAATGACTGGGCAAACAGCACAGTAATGCAGACTCTAAACGAGGCATTTGGCAAGACCCTTGCTGTGTCCGTTATTACTGTTAAAGGTACAGCCGTATCAGCTGCAAACCCTTCTTACCAGTTCTCAATCTTGGTAAACAACCTAACTCCTATCGGTACTGCCGGCGTTGCTGAGGTTGCAACTTCTTCAATAACCTTTACACTTAACTCAGCGTTAACAGTATCTCCATCTGTAGCGTTCTAATTAAGGGGTAATAATGGCAAAGTTAAAAATTACAAGGGCTAACGGCGAAGTCTCAGAGCACAGAATAACGCCGGGAATTGAATATAACTTTGAGTTGAAATATGGCTCTGGTATTAGCAAAGTCCTACGTGAGCATGAACGTCAAACAGAAATCTTCTGGCTGGCTTATGAGTGTTTACGTAGGGCTGGCGTTCAAATACCTGTATGGGGCGTGGATTTTATAGACAGTCTTGAAACTGTCGAGGTGTTAGACGAAGAAAAAAAATAGTAGAGCGTAATTCAACTTTATACAGTATTGCCGCTTTAAGTGTAGAGACAGGAATTGCGCCTAGCGAGTTTATTAACATGGATGCGGAAATGTACAGAGCCATTGTACAAGTCCTAACCGACAGAGCTAAGGAGATCAAGAATGCCAGCAGAAGTCGTAGGCGTTAAAGATGTCCTAAAGGGCTTAGTTAAAATTGATGAAGATATGCGCCAACGTATTAGCGTGGCTATTGATCCCCTAATGCGTGGCGTGGCATTTAAGGCTAAAAGTTATGTGCCTGGTAACGGAGACGTGTTGTCTGGTTGGGCTAAACCATTATCCTCAGACGTAGGCTATAAACCATTTCCAAAGTATGATGCAAACGCTGCAAGGCAAGGTATTGGCTATAACCCTGGCAAGAATAAGATTACAAAAAATGGATTTCAAGTTAGCCAGTATGTTTATAACGTAAGCCGCCCTGGATCAATTTATGAAGTAGCAGGCCGATTAAATCCACAAGGCCGTGCGCCATTCGAATATAGAACATCTTACGGAGAAGGCGGCACATATACCAAGAAGTCCGCCCGCAGCAAAGCAGTACAGGCTTATAACTCAAACAATCCTTTTGCTAGCCAACAATTCATAGCTGCATTAGAACCAGTTACAAAGCAACCAAAGGTTAAAGATGTGCGTGCTAGTGGCCGCAAAACACAAGGCCGCTTAGTTTACAAGGCTTGGGCGCAGGACAGCATGAAGGTTTATGAGGCAATCGTAAAAGCGATTAACGGCACAGCCGATAACTTTAACAAAACCACACAGATTAAGAAGGCAGCGTAATGGCCAATATATTTGTAGCAGCCACGGCAACCTGGAATGGTAAAGCCCTTAAAGGCGCACGTAAAGATATAAACACCTTTGAAAAACAAATACAAAAACTGGGCAGGACAATAGGTGTATCCCTTAGCGCAGCTGCTTTAATTAACTACAGCAAGAAGGCTGTTAATGCATTTGCGGCAGACGAGAAGGCAGCCAAAGCCCTAGAGCAACAATTAAAGAACACTGGCTATCAATTCAGCGCACCAGGTGTTGAGATGTATATTGCTAATCTACAGAAGGTTAGTGGCGTATTAGATGATGAGTTAAGACCAGCATTTCAATCACTGCTGACTGTTACTGGATCAATCACCCTAAGCCAAGAAGCATTAAACACTGCGCTTAACGTAAGTGCTGCTACAGGTAAATCACTTGCTGAGGTTAGCCAAGCTTTAGCCAAAGGCTATTCAGGTCAAACCACGGCTCTAAGCAGACTTGGTGCTGGATTAAGTAAAGCCACCATTAAGACTGGCGATATGGATAAAATCCTAGGCGAGTTAAATGATAAGTTTGCAGGCCAAGCACAAGCTCGATTAAGCACCTACTCAGGCAAGATGGATCTGCTAAGGGTTGCTAGTGCTAACGTATCTGAGGAAATTGGCAAAGGCATTATCGGTGCATTAGAAGCATTAAGCCAAGACACCAGCATTGAGCAAACTACAAAGAAGATGGAAAACCTGGGCAAAACTACAGGCAACACCATTAAGGGCTTAGGCGTTTTAATTGCTGAGATAAAGAAAGTACCAGGATTAAGTACAGTCAAAGATATTTTAACTTATGGAAACATATTTAACACGCTTGGTAAATTAAACGAAATTAACCAAAGAGGCAAGTATCCAACTGCCCCAGCAAGAGAAACTCCAGCTATGGGTCGTATTGCAGCGCAGCAAAGAAAACTAGAGGCTGCTGCATTAAAGAATGGCGTGGCATTACGTAAGGCTGAAAACGAACAGCTTAAAGCCAAGACAGAGGTAGACAAGTTAAAAGATAAGTTTGACGTAGAGCGTATTGGCCTAATGAAGGCACTAAACGAGGCCACCGATGCTGAAACGATATTAAGACTTAATGCCAAGATAGCCATATTAGATAACAATGAGGCACTGGCCAAGAAGATTAATGCTGAGTTAGAAGCTGGCAAATCCGCAACAGATTTGGCTAAAGCCTTTGGTGGTGCTACATCCGCTTTAGATATTCAAATAGCCAAGTTGCGTAATATGACTGACGATATAATTGCCAAACTTAATGCCAAGGTAGCAGCAGGCACATTTAATCCGACTGGTTATAACATCCCTGGACTAAATCAATTATTCCCACCAGCCATGGGGCCATTAGGCAACATTGATTACGAAGTACCAATCGGTAGTGGCAATCCAGTTTACGCACCAGGTGTATCAGGTACTCCAATGTCTTATGCTGATGTAAGGCTTACAATAGATGTGGCTCAGTCAGGTGATCAGTTTGCACAGTTAATTGCAGACAGTGTGCAGGTAGCACAGAGAAGCGGATACAGCACTACATCTGCTGGGTCTTTGAATCCATGACCGTACCTGTAGTAAATGCTGTAATTAACTTTAGCACTGGCCCTGCAACTGCACAGGCTATGATCTTTGACCAAGGCATCTTTGGCACAAACGTATTTGCAGACTCAGCAGCTGTAATTGTAGATGTATCAGATCAAGTTTTATCTGTGCAGACAAAGCGTGGCCGTAATGCATTATCCGATCAATTCCAGACTGGCAACCTAACACTAAAAATCGTAGATCAGAATGGCGACTTCAACCCACAGAACCCGTCTAGCCCTTACTACACATATCTAAGTCCAATGCGTAAGGTGCAGATCACTGCTACCTACTCAGGCATTACCTATCCAATTTTTCAAGGCTTTATTACAAGCTATGTAACTACATATCCTAAAGATGCAGAGGATGTTGCATACACAACTATTCAGGCTGTAGATGCATTTAGATTAGCCAACAATGCCCAAATCAGCACAGTTACTGGTGCAACAGCAGGCGACTTAACTGGCACACGCATTAACCAAATCTTAGACGAAATCGACTGGCCTAACTCAATGCGTGATGTGGATGCAGGCTTAACTACAGTGCAGGCAGATCCTGGCACTAACCGCACAGCACTACAGGCCATGACCACAATAGAAAACAGCGAGTACGGTGCACTATATGTAGATGCTAGCGGCTCGTTTGTATTCCAAGATAGATCGGTAACTGTTAGTTCTATTGGCGCAACACCGACACTCTTTGCAGATGATGGCACAGGTATTGAATACAAGGATGCTACCTGGGTTCTTAATGATGTTTTGGTATTTAACAAGGCGACTGTATCTAGGGTAGGCGGATCACCACAGGTAGCCCTAAACCAAGCATCTATAGACAAATACTTCTTGCACTCCTACTTCTTAAATGATCTTATGATGCAGACCGATGCTGTGGCCTTGGATTATGCCTTGGCTTATGTGGCATCTAGAGCTGAGACCAGCATCCGAGTGGACTCTATTACCCTTGATTTATATACAGCCAACTACAACGCAGGCATCCTGGCATCCTTAGAGCTTGACTTCTTCGACCCAATCACAGTTATCACCACCCAACCAGGTGGCTCAACCATCGAAAAGACCCTACAGATTTTTGGAGTGAGCCTAAACATCACCCCAAATAGTTGGAAAACAACCTTCACCACGCTTGAACCGATCATAGATGGGTTTATAATAGGCAACGTAGATTACGGTGTCTTAGGGCAAAACGTTTTATCTTACTAAGGAGTAGAAATGCCATCAGGTTTACCAGCCGTAACAGGCGATGTATTAACAGCAGCAAACTATAATTCTTTGGTTGCCTTCACAGTAGGCACAGCCAACACTACAGATTACACAGCTGTGCTTGCAGATGCTTACCAAGTACTAGAGGTAATGAACAAGGCAACTGCTATTGCCTTTAAGATTCCAACAGATGCATCAGTGGCATTTCCAGTTGGCACAGCACTTACCATATTAAACATCGGTGTTGGCGACTGCACAATTAGCGCAGTAACACCAGGCACTACAACAGTATTAAGCGCAGGTGCTGTTGCAGCTTCTCCAGTACTAGCTCAATACAAAACAGCAGTCTGCATTAAAACAGCTGCTAATACTTGGTATGTGGTAGGCGGAATTGCTTAATACAATCCTTGGCACTTTATCAAGCGGGGTAGCGGCTTCTACCACCTCATACGAATCTATTGCTAGTGCTACTGGCACAGGTTCAAGTGGCACAATAAGTTTTACATCAATACCTAGTACCTATACTGCGTTGCAGATACGATACATTGGTAAAGAAGATTCAACCGCAAGTGCTGTTGCAAGAAACATTTATATTCAGTTTAATTCAGATACAGGTGCAACTAGTTATGCTTATCACGAGTTATTGGGTACTGGTTCTGCTGCTTCAGCAGGTGGTTCACCAAACCAAAATGCTATTTTCTTAGGTGATGCAATAGCAACAAGTCATTCAAGTTTAGCGAATGTAGTAGGTGTTGGCATTGTAGATATACAAGATTATGCAAGCACTACAAAATATAAAACATTAAGAACAATGTATGGTTGTGATGCAAATACAGCCAGTACCGCTTTTCAAATTAATTTGCGTTCAGGTTTATGGATGAATACTGCTGCTATTAACAGAATTGATATTAAAACATCAAGCGGTAATTACACTACTGCCTCAACCTTCGCCCTCTACGGAATTAAAGGTGCATAATGCCAGCCACATATGAGAAAATTGCAACAACTACTTTGGGTAGTGCAACTAATACTGTGACTTTTACTTCTATTGCTTCCACATATACAGATATTAGATTAATTTACGCTGGGAATAATAGTGTTAATAGTACTGCCTATTTACAGGTTGGTAATGGATCGGTAGATACTGGAAATAATTATTCATTCACTTATTTATATGGTTCAGGTGCAGCCGCTTCTAGTGGTAGATCATCAAATAGCAACTCTATCTTTTTAACCGATCTTAGAACTGGCGGAAGTATGGTAGATATAAATATATTCTCTTATGCAGGTTCTACATATAAGACTATTTTAGCAACTGGTGGTGATGCTGATGTTGATGTGAACTCATCTGTTGGTTTATGGAGAAATACCAGTGCTATAAATTATGTTAGCATTTTTACAACAACTGGTAATTTTACCGTTGGTTCAATGTTTACACTCTACGGAATACTAAAGGCATAAAATGGCAACCACATATACCTTAATCAGTTCAAATGTTTTAGGAAGTGCTACTGCTTCAGTTACTTTTAGTTCAATACCTGCGACCTATACTGATTTGTTGATAAAAGCGTCTATTAGGGATAATGCAGACAGTAATTCAGGGGCAGTTGCTATGACTTTTAATTCATCCACAAGTAATTATAGTGGCAGACTTATTTATGGTGATGGCAATTCTGCCGCTTCCGCATTTCTTTCTGGTCTTGCTTATGGTTGGGCAGGTACAATAACTAATGCAAATTATACAGCAAACTCATTCTCTAACCACGAGATTTATATACCTTCATATACTTCTAGTAACTATAAATTATATTCAGCCAATAGCGTTGTAGAAACTAATGCTACAACTGCAAATTACTTGGTAGCAACTGCTGGATTATGGGCAGGCACTTCAGCAATAAGCAGTATTACTTTAGCAATCAATACAAATCCTAACTTTGCAGCAGGCTCATCATTTTATTTATACGGAATATCCAACGCATAACAAAGGAGAACAAATGTCGGACACACCAACAAAGGTAATAGTAAATTGCAGTACAGGCATCACCGAGGTAGTGCCATTAACTGCTGAGGAAATTGCAGATTTAGAAACTGCAAGACTGGCTGCTGAGGATCAAAGAGCAGCAGCAAAGGCAGAGGCAGCAGCAAAGGCTGAGGCTAAGGCTGCACTATTAGACAAACTTGGCATTACTGCTGAGGAAGCACAGCTACTACTAAGTTAATGAAACCTTGGTTATGCGCAGCTGGAGTCGAGCTTAGAGATGCGGTTAATACCTGGTATCCAGATCGCAGGACTACCACTGATGGGTGGATCGGTGATGCTCGTCATGCCAGGCGAGGAAACACCTCAGATCATAATCCAGACATCGATGGATGTGTACGAGCCATTGATATTGATGCTCGCTTGGATTCATCCGAGGGGCTCTCAATATATTTGGCTGACCAGATCAGAGAATGCGCAAAAACCGATAAACGCATATCTTACGTAATCCATAACGGCAAGATAGCAAGCAAGATATTCGGCTACAGATGGCGTACTTACAAGGGCTATAACAAACACGTTAAACACATCCACATTAGCTTTACCAAGGCAGGCGATAAAGATGGCAGGCCGTTTGATATACCACTACTAGGGGGCAAGATATGAATAAGAAACACAAGGCAGCAGTTAAGTCTTATCTAAGAGCTGTAGCAGCATCTGGAATTACTGTGGCACTAGCAATAGTCGCAGATATCCATCCTGCTTATGCAACATTACTTGGTGCAGTAGTAGCACCTTTAATTAAAGCTGTTGATCCTTCTTCTGGTAAAGAAGCTGGTTACGGCCTAGATGCTAAATGAGTCCGGCGGAATGGGCTGGTTTTGGCGCAGGCGTTATCGCCGTGCTATCAGGCGTGCTAATCGGATTACGTTTCCTAGTTAGAGGCTGGCTTAATGAGTTGCGCCCTAACGGTGGCTCATCTATGAAAGATCAATTAACACGTTTAGAACAGCGTGTCGATGATCTCTTTGTCTTAATCAGTAAGCGATAATTTTATTATGGCAACCACACGCAAGCGCAAGAAGATTAACAGGCGCAGAGTTCGCAAGACTCCTGATCCTTTATCTAAGCTAGAAGTGTTTTATATTGCCAAGCATGAAATGTATAAAGCTGCACGCAAGGCTGGCTTTAGCGAGTCTGTTGCGCTGTATCTAATGGATAGCCCAGAATCTATGCCCGATTGGGTTGTAGGCGATAAAGGCATTATCCCACGTATCCCTACTCCAGATGAGGAAGAAGATTAAGCGCATAGCGTTTGTTAGCGATCTTCAAGTTCCATTTTATAATGAAGCAATAGTTAAGTCGGTTGGTCGTTTCCTGGGTAAATGGAAACCACACCGCACCATCTGTATTGGTGATGAGATTGATCTGCCACAGCTAGGTGGTTTTAATGCCAATACCATTGATGAGATGGTAGGCAACATCCACGAGGATCGACAGCTGACCCAAGAAGTATTAAGTTATCTAGGCGTTACAGATGTGGTCGGTAGCAACCACGGCATTAGACTTTATCGATCTATTAAGAAGCGGCTACCAAGTTTTCTTAATCTGCCTGAGATGCAATACGAGCGATTCATGGGCTACGACAAGTTAGGCATTAAGTTTGCACCGCAGGGCATTGACTGGGCACCAGGCTGGATAGCAGTCCATGGGGACACTTTTCCCATATCTCAGATACCGGGCCAAACGGCCTTAAATGGGGCTAGAAGGCATGGAAAGAGCGTGGTATGTGGGCATACCCATAGACTAGGCCAATCGGCCTTTACAGAGGCATCTAGAGGCCAATTTGGGCGTACTGTATGGGGTGTTGAAGTCGGTTGTATGGTAGATTTATCTTCAAGCGGTATGGCCTACACAAGGGGCTATGCCAACTGGCAGACAGGATTTGCGGTTGCCTATGTTAAGGAACGCAAAGTACAGGTTATCACCATACCTGTTAGTGCCGACGGCTCTTTCATATTTGAGGGCAAACTTTACAGATAATTTGTTATCTAATCGTTATCTAAAAAACGATCTAAATAATCCACAAAGTCGTACACAGGTGGCACACTATTGCCATGCCACAAAGCGTGAGCATAGAAGGGCTACAAATGTACGAGGACTTGAAAGACTTTGGTTATATCTATCTATGGCTGGTGATGGGATTATCAGCTCTATGGTGGGTTGGCTATCAGATAAAAGAATCAGCATTTCAGGCAGGCTATTGGAAAGGCCGTCAGGCAGGGTGGGATTCTCACAGAAGAATGTCCAACATAAAGAAAAAGTCAGACGAGGTGTTTGATTATGACAACCACAACTGAGAAATTGTTTGCCGATGTTACAGAGACACTGCACGCTAGAGGTGCTGCTTATGGCCACCCAATCCAAAACCATAAACGAATTGCCGAGCTCTGGTCGGCTTACCTGGGGTATCCAATTCAACCAAATGAAGTTGCTGTCTGTATGGCATTGGTCAAAATCAGCAGGCAAGCTGAAGATTCACGAGTGTTGGACAATTACACCGATGCTCTCGGATACATCGCTATTGCAAAAACAATAACAGACGCTATGCAGGATGAGGGGGCATGGACAGATGGCATTTAACTTACAAGATTACGAAACAGTCGAGAGTCGACTAGAAAAGTTCTGGAAGGATTACCCAGATGGAAGAATCACAACAAAACTTGAACAAGCTTCAGACACTAGATACATTGTTAGTGCTCAACTATTTAAGACGGAAGCCGATCCGCAGCCGTACTCGACTGGGCTTGCTAGTGAAAGCATTAGTGATCGGGGTGTTAATTCAACGTCTGCATTGGAAAACGCTGAGACTTCAGCGATCGGCAGAGCGCTTGCAAACGCTGGTTATGCAGCTAAGGGCAAAAGAGCAAGCCGAGAAGAAATGAACAAAGTGGTGCGGTTAGAGGCCACACCAACTTGGGCAGTAGAAAACAAATCAAATGAACCAGCACAATGGAATACGCCAGAGTACAAAGCACCTGTAGCACCTAAGCCACCAGCTGTGTGTTGCGACAAGGGACACATACTGAGGACTGGTATCAAGAAGGATAATGGTAAGTCTTATTATGGCTATGTATGCGCTGGACAAATAAAAGAGCACG